CAGCCATACTTACCGCCGCGCCATTTCGCGGATTGCCACAACCGGAAGCGCACGATCGAATTAAATTTAACGACGACATATACAGAGAGACTAACTTCGCCGTGCGCTTTCGTGTTATGCCCTGACTTTTCAGGGATATGTTCTTTCAGTAAACTGTCAGTGCCGGATTCTTATCCGTGTCCGGCGCACGTGCTCTACCTCACCCGTGAATAAATTAATGATTAATTGATATTTTGTTGTTTGATTCAACTTTCCCATCGGATGTGTGATGCTTTAAATCACAGGAGTTAATACTGCTTGCTGTAAAATGATTTTCAAGGGGAGCTATTCGAATCCCTTTCTTTTTCATTAACAAGCCAAATCCTTTATTAATGATGTCCATTAATTCCAGAAAGTATTTTTCATGTAAATCCTGTTTATCAGAGAGCTGCTTCTCTTCGTACAGCCCGATAAAAGCTCGGCGTACGTTACCGGATATATTATCGATGGTTTCTTTTTCTACGGTACTCAGGTCAAGAGTGGCCAGTTGAGAACGAACTATATTCGCAGCCATTTCCTGGAATGGTAGTGGTAAATCTTTAAATTCCATCGTCAACCTCATCAGTCAGTGTTTCTGGTTAACCAGCGACGCGCGCCAGCTTCAGTTTTAAACGTTTTGCTTCTGGTATACGTCATCGCGGTAAACGTGCCGTCCTGGTTGGGAAACACGCCGCATACCAGAGATTCGTTGTTGCCAAGATTGAGCGTATCCATGTTGACCTCATTTACCCTTAACGCCGGGTCGCGGAACTAAAAACCTGCTGCGCTGTTATACAAAGTGTTCCCGCCGTCATGTTCATACGCCTCGGGCTGGCTACTTAACCCCTTGCCACTGCCGGGTAACTCGAAGTATTGCCCTGCATTCTGTGAAGCGGGGTGGGTTGTAATGAATATAAGAATATTTAGTTTTGCCGTCAAGTTGAATATAAATATTTTTAAGGTAAAAGGCCGGCAAAGCCGACCTCTGATTACAGGGCAAAGCGGGAGCTAGAGGCTGAACTGAACACCTTTTGCTACAGCAACGATGTTACATTCCGGTGTAAGTAAGGATGATTGATAGCGTGGGTTAAGGGGGGCTAAGTACACGAGCTTTCCATCAATAACTAATTTTTTTATAGTCATGGATGGTTCGTTTGTGAGTGGATCTGGGACTATTACTGCGACGATGCTACCATTTTTATATTTTTCGCCAGGCCTCATGATCACTGTGGCTCCAACTGGAATGCTTGGGGACCCTGATGGATTGTGCATAGTATCATCAGGCATTGAAACGGCAAAATCTCCCTCCTTGACATCAAAGAATGTGGTGATCCTGTCGACATTTCCCATAGTTTTCTCTCCTTTTAATATTAGGAAAGAAATCGCTTCTCCCCAAGAAAGGTATGGGATTTGGGTACCTGGATTTTTCTGCACAAGGGATGATTCAGGTGATGATACTCCATACAGGAGATAGGACTCAGTAGTGCCTAGTGCTAGGGCTAATTTACTAAGAGCTTTGCTACCTGGTTCGTTTAGATCTTTCTCCCAGTATCCTATTGTTACCCCAGTTACGCCAGAAAGCTTGCCAAGTTCAACTTGGGTCAGACCTTTGTCTTTTCTGAGTTTCTTAAGCCTAATGCCAAGGCTTTCCATTATTTTCTCCCGCGAATTGAATATAAATTATTTTAGATTGTATTGACCTAAAAAAAATTACCCTTTAATCTAAAAATACTTAGTTTTAAGGAGGGCGAAATGCGAGTTGATGAACTTGTCCAGTTTTTTGGTTCTGTCCAAAGAGTCGCTGATTTTTATGGGGTAACCCGAGAAGCTATATACATGTGGCGTAAGCGTCCCGGCGAAATAGTTCCCAAGGGGAGGGCTGCTGAAGCAGTTGCATACTCCAAGGGAAAATTATCGTTGAACCCAGAACTTTACAAAAAGAAGGATAACACCTCGAACGAAAGGAAAAATGATTCATGAAAATCAAACATGAACACATCCGCATGGCGATGAATGCCTGGGCATATCCTGACGGTGAGAAAGTTCCCGCAGCTGAAATAGCCCGGACTTATTTTGAGCTGGGGATGACGTTCCCGGAACTGTACGACGACAGCCATCCGGAAGCCCTGGCTCGTAATACCCAGAAAATTTTCCGCTGGGTGGAGAAGGACACGTCTGATGCTGTTGAAAAAATTCAGGCGCTGTTACCGGCGATCGAAAAGGCGATGCCGCCTTTGCTGGTGGCCCGTATGCGCAGTCACAGTTCTGAATATTACCGGGAGATCGTCGAACGACGGGATCGGCTGGTGAAAGATGTGGATGATTTTGTCGCTGTAGCGATCGCCTGGGGCACCCTGACTAACAGTGGTGGTCAGCCTGGTAATGCAGTTGTTGTGCATTGACCAACAATATTTATACCGGATTTCTTTCGGAAGTTCGTGGGTAAAGTTCGGTATCAGAAGAGGTGAGTATGGCTAATGCCTGGCTCAGATTGTGGCATGACATGCCAAATGACCCCAAGTGGCGAACGATTGCCAGGGTATCAGGACAGCCAATCGCAACAGTGATGGCAGTGTATATCCATCTTCTGGTGAGCGCGTCACGAAATGTCACGACATGTCACGGCGTGTCACTACGTGGTCACATTGATGTCACGACGGAAGATTTAGCAAGTGCGCTTGATGTGACGGAAGACGTAATTGATTCAATTTTGCATGCAATGCAGGGGCGGGTTCTGGATGGTGACCTTATTTCCGGATGGGAAAAACGTCAGGTGCTGAAAGAGGACAATGGTAACGTTTCGCAAACGGCAAAATCCCCGGCAGAGCGCAAGAGAGCGCAGCGGGAGCGGGAAAAGCTGCGGAAACATAATGCTGATTGTCACGATGAGTCACGACGTGTCACGCATCTGTCACGACAAGTCACGACAGATAAAGATACAGATACAGAATTAAACCCCACACATAACGCGCGCGAGAGTATTCCGACCAGTGAGTCGAATGGTGCGCCGTTGCAGACAGCCGAACCTGAATACCTGGACGGCCTGAGCGAACCGATCGGGAAATTTTCGATGACTACTGTCTGGCAGCCGTCGCCGGATTTTCGACAACGGGCAGCAGTGTGGGGTATGGCTCTGCCTGAGCCGGAATTTACACCTGCAGAGCTTGCCGCATTCCGGGATTACTGGATGGCGGAGGGGAAGGTTTTCACGCAGGTTCAGTGGGAGCAGAAATTTGCCCGCCACGTGCAGCACGTCAGGGCACAGGTAAAACCAGTCAGCAAGGGGGGAAGTCATGCAGCATCAGGTGGCACGGCATCACGGGCAGTTCAGGAAATCCGGGCAGCACGCGAACAGTGGGAACGTGACAACGGATTTATCAGCAACGGAAACGGCCTGGAAGCTGTGGGAGCTTATGGGGGAGGTGTATTCGAACCGCTGGACTCAGAAGAACGGGGCCGCACCTTCGAAGCTCTGGATTGCCCAGATTGGTGCGATGACTGAACAGCAAATCCGTCTGGTCTGCCGTCAGTGCATGGACCGCTGCCGGGCGGGTGAAACGTGGCCCCCGGACCTGGCTGAGTTTGTTGCACTGATTTCGGAGAGTGGGGCAAATCCATTTGGTCTTACGGTGGATGCCGTGATGGAAGAGTACCGGCGCTGGCGCAATGAATCCTGGCGATACGACGGGAGTGATAAATACCCGTGGCCACAGCCTGTGCTGTACCACATCTGCCTCGAAATGCGTACCAGAGGGATTGAGCGCCAGATGACGCAGGGTGAGTTAAAACGACTTGCGGAACGGCAACTGACGAAATGGGCAAAGCATGTTGGTAACGGGATGAGTGTTCCGCCAGTGCGACGACAACTGGAAGGGGCGAAACACCCGCAAGGGCCAACGCCAATTGAACGGCTGAAACAGGAATACGAACGCCGGAAGGCAGCTGGTTTTATTTGAATCTGAGAAACGATTTTGTCGGAGGAAATTTTAATGGAAACCGTATTTGACGCACTGAAAGCACTGAAAAAAGCCTCTTCACAGGTAGTGGCGGCCCGCCTTGGAATCAGCCGTGAAGATGCGGTCAACGAACTGTGGAAACTGAAGCGCCGTGGTGAAGCGGATAACAAGGGGTCGATGTGGTGGCTGACTCAGGCAGGTGAAAGTGAACCAGTGTCACCGGTACCGAAAGTGACAGCGCAAATGCTGATTAAGGCGATTGAACAACATGGCCCACAAACGGCAGATGAGCTGGCACTGATGTTCGGGATTACCTCCCGCCGGGCGAATTCATCGCTGGCCATGGCAATCAGCAAAGGGCGTCTGATTCGCGTGAATCAGGGCGGTAAATTTCGTTACTGCATACCGGGTGCTGATTTACCGGCAGAGCCGGAAGCTGCATCCGTAGCGGAAACCGATGGTAAAGCCTTTCCTCAGCCAGCAGGTGT